CGCCGCTTCCGATGGTATCAGCCACACAGCCGATCCACTAGGTAAGGATGGTCATAAAGGTCGTGATGCTGATAAGCTATCAGGTGGTCAAGAAGCAATGCCACAGTTTGCTACTAAAGCAGAAGCTATCAATGCTCTTATGGCACACGTTTCAGGTATGCCAACACAGAAGATCGGTGATATCTTCAAGGGTCTAACCGACGACAACTTCAAGCACGATGCATCAAAAGCCAAAGCTACTCGCCGTAATCCTGGTGCAATGGCCAAGGACGATATGTCAGACGGCGAAACTATCGCACAAATGCATCTCTCACCAACATCAGCTAAGGGTTCATCAGCCGCTACTATCGCTGCTGAAGACCTAGACATCATGTTTGGTGGTGAAGAACTATCAGAAGAAGTACGTGAAAAAGCACGTACCATTTTTGAAGCTGCTGTTAATGCGCGTCTATACGCTGAAGTTGCCCGCATCGAAGAAGAGTTTGAATCAAATCTAGTTGAAGCCCTAGCAGACAAGATTGAACAACTATCAGAGAACGTTGACAAGTATCTCTCATATGCCGTCGAACAATGGGTTGCAGATAATGAGATTGCTATTGAATCGGGTCTAAAGGCTGAAGTCGTTGAAGGCTTCATTCATGGTCTTAAGGATCTATTTGAACAAAACTATGTTGATATTCCAGAAGACAAAGTTGATGTTATCGAAGAACTATCACAGCAAGTGATTGATCTTGAAAGCCGCGTCAACTCAGTTGTTAAAGAAAATGTTGAGTTGAAGGATTATGTCGATTCTCTAGAAGTTGATAGAGTATTCGCAGAAGCAGTTGATACACTTCCTCTAACACAACAAGAAAAGCTTCGTTCACTTGTTGAAGGCATCGAATATTCAGACGTGACTGAGTTCACTAAGAAGCTTGGTGTAATCAAAGAGACCTACTTCCCAACTGAAGGTGGAAAGAAAACAGTCGCTTTGACCGAAGCAACAGACTATGAAACTGATGACGATGATCATTCAGACGTATCTGGACCAATGTCAGTATACATGAGAGCAATTTCGCAATCTGCAAAAAAGTAAAAATATAAATAACTGTAACCCAAATAGAAAGAAAAAGGGAGAACACAATGTTACTCAACGAACAGATCCAATCAAAGTGGGGCCCAGTGCTTGAACATCCTGATCTTCCAAAGATCCAAGATGCACACAAGCGTTCGGTTGTTGCACAGCTACTTGAAAACACCGAAACCGCTCTACGCGAAGCTGGTGCCCAAGGCTCAATGCAGTCACTTCTAGAAACTTCAGACTCAGCCCCAACTAACGTTTCAGGTGGTTCACTAAACTACGATCCAGTGCTTATCTCACTAGTTCGTCGTGCGATGCCTAACCTAATCGCTTATGACATCTGCGGTGTTCAGCCAATGACTGGTCCAACTGGGCTAATCTTCGCTCTACGTCCACAGTATTCAAACCAGGCTGGCAACGATGCGTTCTACTACGAACCAAACACTGCCCAGTCATCATACTACGGCTCAAACGCTTCTATCACTGCTAATACAACTGTTGGTAACACACAGGTTGTCGGTGGTGCTTCAAGCGATCTTGGTGGCGTCTATGGCGTTTCAAACACTGTCATTGTTTCAGGTAACTCACAGACCTACAACTTTGAAGGTGGTATGCAGACCTCATATGCTGAACAGCTAGGTTCAACCACACTAGGCAACGATTTTGCTCAGATGGCCTTCTCAATCGATAAGGTTACTGTTACTGCAAACTCACGCGCTCTAAAGGCTGAATATTCAATCGAACTAGCCCAGGATCTAAAAGCAATCCATGGTCTAGATGCAGAAACAGAACTTTCAACCATTCTTTCTGCTGAAATCCTTGCTGAAATCAACCGTGAAGTCGTTCGTACAGTTGTTCTAACTTCAGCCGCAGGTGCTGTTGATACTACTAACCCAGGCGTATTCGACCTTGACGTTGACTCAAACGGCCGTTGGTCAGTTGAAAAGTTCAAGGGCCTAATGTTCCAGATCGAACGTGAAGCTAACGCTATTGCCAAGGCAACTCGTCGTGGTAAAGGTAACATCCTAATCTGTTCATCAGACGTTGCTTCTGCTCTACAGATGGCCGGTGTTCTTGACTACGCTCCTGCTCTAAACAGCAACAACCTCCAGGTTGACGATACAGGCAACACCTTTGCTGGTGTCCTAAATGGTCGCATTCGCGTCTATATCGATCCATATGCTGGTGGTAACTACGCCGTTGTCGGTTACAAGGGTTCATCAGCATTTGATGCTGGTGTGTTCTACTGCCCATACGTTCCACTACAGATGGTTCGTGCAGTTGGTCAGGATACCTTCCAGCCAAAGATCGGGTTCAAGACACGCTACGGCATGGTCGCTAACCCATTCGCTGCTGGTGCAGTCAACGGTGCTGCTTCAACTACAACTGGTGCGCTCGTTCAAAATCAGAACGTTTTCTACCGTCGTTTCGTTGTTGCGAATATCATTTGATGGGTATACTTTTTATATAAATACTCTTGCGAGAGTATTCTAAAGTAGCATTAATGCTCCCGCGATAACATCAAGGGAGCATTTTTGTATGCAGAAATATGGTTTCGTTTACATTTGGTATGACCGTAAACACAAAAGATATTATGTGGGATGTCATTGGGGAACAGAAAACGATACGTATGTTTGTTCATCTAGATGGATGAAACAGGCATATAGAATAAGACCACAAGACTTCAGAAGAAAAATATTGAAAACAAATATCGAAACAAAACAAGAAATGTTCAATGAGGAGTATAAATGGCTTAGTCTTATTTCCAATGATGAACTTGGCAAAAAGTATTATAACCTAAACAATAAAAACAATACACATTGGTCTAACAATGAAGAAATATCAAAAACAGTAGGTCAAAAGATATCAGAAGCCAAAACAGGCAAATCAAACGGACCTAGACCACAGGAAGTAAAAGATAAAATCAAAGAAACTAAACGTTCTCGATCATACATCAAAACACCAGAGATGCTTGTTAATATGAGCAATGCACAAAAAGGCAAAAAGCAATCAGAAGAAACCAAGAGAAAGAAATCTGAATCTTTGAAACTTGCATACGCTGAAGGCAGAAAGCAACGTGGCAATACACCAGGATACAAACAGATTAGAAAATCAAAAGTCGAATCTACATAAGTAATCTATAACATAAAATATATTACAAACCTTCGGGGGGAATCGAAAGGTTCCCCCCCCTTTCTTTATGTCTAATGATCTGTTGATATAAATACAGTATCAAATGACTTATGCGTGTATTAGGAGATTTTCATGACATTTAAAACACCAGCAAACAATTCTGTAATTCAGCCAGTAGGTATCTCATCTAAACCAACTTTTGGTTCGATGGACAATCTAGGGCGCGTTCGCACTTCGCGTCACCAGAATATTTACGAAGCAGACTTTGAATATGGCGCGCAGCCAATGCGCTGGGAAAACTATGTTATTAGTCCATCTAGCAACTCTTCTATTCAGCAACTACCAGGCTCTGGTGGTGTTCGTATGCGCCTTGGTACAGCAAGTGGTGATGTAACTATTCGCCAGACACGCCCATATCACCGTTATCAGCCAGGCAAGACTATGATCATGTCAACTGCTTTGAACTTTGGTACAGCACAAACAAATCAGCGTCAGCGCGTAGGTTTCTTCGATGATGGCAATGGTGTATTCCTGGAACAAGGTGATCCTGTGTATGCAAACTCTATTACGGCATTTACCGGTAACAGTACAGCAAACTCAAATCTTATTACTGGTTTGTCAAGCACTGCTACTATGTACATTGGTATGCCAGTAACTGGACCAAACATCAATCCAAGTGTTACTGTTAAAGATACTAATGGAACATTAAACATTCCATATACAACAGTTGTGCAAAATATCATCAATAGTACCGCAGTTGCTATCAGTTCACCAACAACTTCAACGACAACTGGTACCAGCTATCAGTTCACAACACAAGCCAATCCATTTGGTATGTTTTGTGTTGTCAGATCAGATGTCAATCAAGCAGGTGTAGTAAATCACGGCACCAACTCAGGTGTTCCAACAGACTATCGCGTTCCTCTTCCAGCATGGAATGGTGATCAGGCTACAATCAACTCTCTTGATTGGTCGCGCATTCAGATGGTCTGGCAAGAATATACTTGGTACGGGGCTGGTATGGTACGCTGGGGTGTAGTCATCAATGGTGAATGGGTTGTTCTGCATTACATCGGTTTCGGCAATAAAGGTCCGATCAATACGACAAATCCACAAACTGGAAACATTGTTATTCCAGCACAAGAAAGCCCATGGTCACGTACTGGTAACCTTCCAGTTCGTTATGAACAGCGCAATCTTGGCGTAACTGCTTCACAGAATGATATGTTCCACTATGGTGTTTCTGTTGTTATTGAAGGTGGTCAAGATGACCAACGCGGATTTACTTATCCATATGGTATGGCAAACACTGCACCTAAGAGAACGGTTTCTGGATCTACTGCTCGTTATCCTGTTCTTACTATGGCCAGTCGCCCTATGGCAACTATTGAAATGAGCGGCAACGGAACATACAATGCCATCAACTCAACAAGCACAAACTCAACACTTTATTTTACAACAGCAAATACCTCATTTGATGGTGTTCAAACATCATCATTGATTGGTAACTATACTTCTGGTAATAATATTGTTGTTATCACTTCTGGTAGTACAGCAAACGTTTATGTTGGGCAAACTGTTACATCAAACTTAACGGGCATTCCTGCTACTACAGTAACATCTTTTGTGAACACAACAGCATATACACTATCTGCTCCTGCTACAGTAACACAGACTGGCGCTCAGGTCAATACGTATACTAATAATACACTTACTGGTCGTCACATTTACTTCCCTGCACAAGGAACAAGTAACACAGGGTTAACTGGACGTATCACTTCAAGTAACTCAACAGTCATTACATATGGCAATATTATCACTGGTGCACCTATTGCAAATACTGCATCCATGACTGGTACTCCTTTCCAGATTGGTTTAATCAATCGTGGTCAGCTACTACCAAAGAAGATGTATCTATCAGCCGATGCTCAGTGTATTGTTGAGTTGATTACGTCAACAACTTCAAGCCCTATTCTATTGACGGGTGCGCAGTTCTACACACTAGCAAACACCACAACATCAAACACAACTGCTGGTACAATCACACAGGCAAATGGTATTACATTCGCTAATGGTGCTACTGTAAACTCTATCGGTCTTGGGTCAAACTACTCGTTTGCAATGAGAGACGTTTCGGCTACAGCAATGACAGGTGGTGAAGTTGTGTTCGCATTCACTGCTCCTGCTGGTGGTTCTGGTCTACAAGAAATCGATCTATCATATTTCTTCCCACTCTATAACACTGTTGCTGGTAACCTAACTGACCAGTTGACTGTTGCTATTACAACGGGATCTAACGCAGCAAACGTTGGTGTTCACATCATCGCACAGGAAGCGATGTCATAAGAAAAGGAAAGCACATGCCTACCAGAAAATATGGTTACATTAAAGACCCATATGATCCTAGAGACTGGAAGTTTAGTGCGATTCATGCTCCTAAAGCTGCACCTTTACCAGATAAGGTCAGTCTTAGAAGCAAGTTTAAAGAAAAGCCATACGATCAAGGCGAACTAGGTTCTTGTTCTGCACAAGCAGCCACAGCAGCCTTTACCTTTGTTCATGATGGTGGTCCATATTCAAGACTAGCACTTTATTATCAAGAGCGAGTTCTAGAAGGCACAGTCGAGCATGACTCTGGTGCATTTCTTCGCGATGCAATCAAGGTTCTAAATCTACAGGGTGTTGGTCTAGAAAAAGATTGGCCATACGATATCTCAAAGTTCGCTGTTGCTCCTCCTGCAATCGAAGTTCAAGAAGCATTGGAGAACAAGATTTCTGCTTACTCATCTCTAGCAGATGGTAGTGGTATCGAATATCGTCAATGTCTATCTGATGGATTCCCATTCATTATTGGCATTCAAATCTATCAAGACTTTGAAACGCCAGAAGTTGCACAATCTGGTGTTATTGCAATGCCAGAATACTGGACACAATGCTTAGGTGGTCATGCTGTCACAGTCATTGGTTATGATAATAACTTTGATCCTAGTGCGCATGGTGCAGATGGTAAAGTAGAACCATACTATGAAGTACGCAACTCTTGGGGAACAGACTGGGGCGACGATGGCCACTTCTGGATTCCAGCAAGATATCTAGAAGATCCCAAGTTAGCTACAGACGCTTGGACAATCCGTAAATAAAAAAAGGGGGAGTAGCAAAACTACTCCCCGCACATCGTTCTACCTTTAATCCATCCAGATGGAATAATGTCTGTTTTTTTAATCTTCATATTTTTTGTACGATTGGTTATCCACATTGTACCATGTTGTGAGTTCTTACAACCTGATTGTGAAACAGCATTCTTTTTGCCTATTTTTTTCTTGGTACTTTCACTGTGAGTTTTACCTGTCCACCAACTTCCATTTTCACTGATATAAATCTTTAGTGATTTTGATATCGTTTCAGCATTATTTTTGTACCACTCACCTCGTTCAGATTTTAATCTTTTTTGTGTAGCAATACCTTTTATAGATCCTAGTTTAATGGCATTTTTAGAAGCTTCTGCCATAGTCATTTGACCAGATAGTGCTAACCAAGCAATCCTATCCTCTTCCTTGCCGTATTCCACATACAACTTTTTATGCGCTTCCGCGTGTTCTTCAATCGTCAATCTGACAAGATTTGAAGGATCGTCTGTGCCTCCCATATGGCGAGGGACGATATGGTGGGTGTGATAAATAGACATGCTGATGCTCCTTGTAAGCGTTAGAGGTAGTGGGTATGGGGATACCGTGACTACCAGCACATTTATTTATAATAATGGATTCCCGGGTTGGCCCCGCCCCAACATTAACGCCTTCAAAGGGCGTGGTCCTACTCATTAGACGACCGGGAATCAAAAGAGCATTGCGCTCTACTTATTGTTTAATGGTGTCCGTGGTGGGATTCGAACCCACACTGTCAACATTTTAAGTGTCGTGCCTCCTGCCTTTGGGCTACACGGACGTAAAGATTAAAAACTCTCTAAATCATAAATAATAATAAAAAGGGAGTATAATCATGTCTATCAAAGATAACATCACTAAGTTCAACGACATGGTTGCAGTGACCCTTACAGATACAGTAGGCACCATGTGGTGTGCTTATGCGTTTGCTTTGTTGGCTCTAATCAGTCTACCAGACGCTATTCACGCTGGGCTTGCAGCTACAATCTCATGGATCGCACAGACATTTCTTCAACTAGTTCTACTTAGTGTAATCATGGTAGGTCAAGAAGTTCAAGCCAGAAAGACAGAAGCTAGAAGCCAGCAAGATCACGAAACGATCTTGGCCGAGTTTGCTGAAATCAAAGCAATGCATGTCGAACTAACATCACTCCATGAGGACAAAGCAGGATGTGGCTACGTAGAACAAAAGCAGTAATAGTAGCACTAGCACTTCTGTTCTCTGCTCCAGCACTCGCGGAAGATCAACAGATCAATGCTGATAGACCAGGCGTAGGTATCGATGCTGACATCATTCCACTTAAAACTTTTCAGGCTGAAATAGGTACTGATGGTTATGAGTTTAGAATGTCTATTGCAAAGGACTTAGAAGTATCCAAAGATAACACCAGCTTTGGTGCAAAGTATGCTATCATTTATAATCACAAGTTTGACTTATCAGCCAAGCTAGGATACGATAATAACAATGGTGTTTTCATTGAAGTGCCATCAAAGTATATTTTTAACAAATACTTTTACTTTGGTACAGATGTTCAGATTGCTAAACATTCACAGACATATGTGACTGAATACAACTTTACACCAACAGATACACTTACAATCATGCCTTCTGTCTACTATGACACAAAGGTCAAAACTGGCATCTATGTTTCATGGGTTCCACCTAAGAAACAGAATCTACAGTTTGACATTGGCTATAGCGAACACAAGTTTACCTTGGGTGTAAGTTCTGCATTTAGAGTTTCACAATAATATTGGTGCGCGATGGAAGGATCGAACTTCCGGCATCTGTCGAGTCAGGACAGCACTCTACCGCTGAGTTAATCGCACATTAAATTGGTGGACCCGCCTGGATTTTCACCAGTATCCTTGTTGCTAACTCCAACCAGCAGTATTATCATCCTTATCACATATACCGTTGATGATAGCTATTGCAACCGAAATTAACATCACAACAAGTATGATCTTGATCATAAATTACCTTCACTTAGTTTGGTGGACCCTCTGGGACTCGAACCCAGGATCTTTCGATTAAAAGTCGAATGCTTTAGCCTACTAAGCTAAGGGTCCTTACAAACTTTCTTTTTTGGTACTCCGTGACGGTACTGCCCCGCCTTCTAGCCGTTATGAGCGGCTGGCTTCACTTTAAAGCTTCCAGAGCATTAGAAATGATATGTCGCATTTCTGTTGCATCATCAGAAGCATATGCTTCTTCTAATGCGACTGTCGCAACTTCAAGTGCAGTCTTACACTTTTTAAGATAATACAAAGGCATATCTCTTCCGCCCATGCCTTTATTGATAGTTTCGGTGCTTCGAATACATAAGTTCAACCCTTCAATCATAATCAAAGCCCTAAGAAATATTGAATATAGAATCTGGCGCGCTGGGAGGGATTCGAACCCCCATGTGTCCAGTTAGCTTTCTCCTGATTAGAAGTCAGGCGGCATACCAGCGCATAAAGCTTAGTTAGTTTTATCCAGCGCGATATCAGACCAGTCCAGCCAGTCTTTCTCTTCGACATCCAACTTCTGACCAGCACGATATCGTTTCATAAGTTCGCTTCGTGTATTGGAGATAGCACGATATCCTTGTTTAAAAGTAGGTAGAGAATACTGCTTAACCAACATCATGACCTCCTCTAATAGATATATTTATTAGTCTTGATCAAAGCCAAGCATCAGAAAACGACATCCAACGATAGCAAAGATCAATCCAAAAGTCATCTCAGCGATTTGTACTAGACCAGTGGGAGGATCACCTGCAACACAATCTACAGCGTGGCGACATGCTTCCCAGTAATCATCAGCACTGGCAGAACCAGCAATCAGAAGGCCGCCGAAAATGAACAGAGCAGCACCAAAAACTTTCATAGCGAATCTCCAAAAAAATATGAGAGCGAAGTCCACTTAGGCGACTGCCAATCTGCGAAAGACCACTCGTTCGCTCTCTATATTCCCACTATATACGATTCGCTAAAAATGTCAACCCTTAATCGTGACTATATTCCTCAACGATAACCTTTTCAGGAGTCAGATAAACAGCAACGTGGTCGCCATAGACTTCCTTCAGCATTTCTTCGTTATCCTTCAGCAAGTTAACAAACGCAGAAATCTTATCACTATAGCCAGGAAAATCTTCAATCTGTTTTTCAAGTTGAGCAATATACGTTGGATAGTATCCTTTAACCCAATCGCTTACACTTGGCTTAGCAAGTTCATTTTTATAACGAATCAGGATTTCTTCAAGAGTCTGATAACTGCTATACTGCAAAGTCTTGCATACATCATCATCTTCGTATTCATAAGGATCCTTCAGATCATCTACATCAAAACCATCAACAATAAAATGCGGCTCATTGATACGGAATACGCATTCATCACCATCGTTGAAGTATGGAGTGTACTGCGACCAAACAACAGCCTGAACCTTGGGGCATTCCTCAAAGAACAACTTGATGATTTCATTGAATGACGACTGAAGTTCCTTCATGTACGCCTTCTTAAGCGCATCGATTTCGGCATTCTTTTCAGCAATCTTCTTGGTAATATTATCAAAAGCACTCATCACTTAATCCTTTCATAAACAGTTTTGGTAATCACAACTTCTTTGGGAGTAACTTCATAGATTTCTGGATCTTCATAATCATAATCAGTGTAATAAGATCCCCACCGACATTCTTTAATCTCATAGAACTTAGCATAAATCTTCACAACTGAAGTGCGATAAGAACGCTTACCGCCATCGATCCAACTACCTTGTTCGATGACATCGATCCAACTACCTTGTTCGATGATTGCGCACTCTCCCTCTTGAAACATTCCATAGATTTCTTGATTACTATAAGTCATCAGTCAACTAGCCTTTCTTCACGACGCTTCTTTGCTCCACCAGACATCCAAGGCTTTAGTGGAATCTCTTCTAACCAGTTTTCAATAGTGGGAATGAAGCCCAAGTCTTCTTGAATGTGTTCTTCTGCAATGTCGCGTACAGACACATCTTTGCCTTGAGCATTGGTGATGTATGTACCGAACATCTGTTCAGCGAGATAACATCCAAATGAACTATGCAGAATAGCACGGTGGCGTACATCTGGCATAGAAATCTTTGATGAGTCGATAAAGTTGTGAATGGGCAGATAATCTTCTACACAACCACCATGACGTTTTACCGAAACTTTAGCGTGAATGAGTGGCTTCATTCTTCAACACCCAAAGCACGCGCGAAACCTGAGCGAACCCGTTCTGGGTCCCAATTGATGATCTTACCTGTATCAAGATCAATATCCAAGATCAGATAATCGCCCCAATGGTAGTCTCCGGGAAAGAACGAAGGAAGATAACCTTCGTGTTCCTTAACGACTTCACCCGTATCATCAAGATACTGATAAAAGCCTTCATCACTAACCTTAACGTGAACACAAACAGTCTTGACATTAACCTCAACAGGTTCAACAGGTTTACCAATAGTAACTTTCACCGTTTATCTCCAACATCAGCAACAGTGCCATTCTTGTAGTGAATATAGCTAGGAATGCCCCAACCACCCCTGACAGGATCACCCTTACCATACATGGTAGGAGTTTCAGTGCCGTCACTATCACCCCAAACACGCGACCAACGATCACCACAGCAGGAGCAATCGCGTTCATCATCGCAGCCCTTGAAATAGATACCGATGTCCTCAGCAAGCATATTTGCTTCATCAGCCGAATCTGCTTCAACGACTACGGCAAAACCAATACCGAGCGATGAAATGTGCATAAAGTGGCCACCAGAGTTGTTTTGATTAAAAGTATAAAACATAACGAATCAACCTTTCTCACTGTCTATATTTTCATCATAACAGATTCGCGATAAATGTCAATCAGAAATATGGTATTGAATCTCTAGATAGAACTGATTGTACTTTGCCATACGAGCAATGTCCTTTTCGCTGATGCCCTTGAGCCTGCGAATGTCGGTGTTGTGGCGAAGATCAGCAAGCTTCACTCGCATAGCATCTTCGTTATTAAACACAGCTTCCTTATATTCTTCATAAGATTGACCAGGCATCTTAGTCAAAGCTTTTACAGCATCGATGATTCGCTGAGTGCAACCAATCTCTTTCAGATCATTCCAGGTTGTCTTGGTATCTTCAATGACATCATGAAGCAAAGCAATGCACTGTAGTTCTTCATCAGTGGTCTCCAGGTAATGCATCACCTTCAATGGATGCAGAATATAAGGTGTGCCACCACGATCAAACTGGCCATTGTGTGCGTTGGTCGCTAGAACGAGAACTTTGCCTAGCATTTCGCCCTTTTTCATAATCTTTCCTTTCACTGTCTATATCATCATATTACACGATTCGCATAAAATGTCAAGCATAAATCTCTAGACATTTGACGGTGAATCTGATATAAATAGTGAAGTAAAAACAGATAGGTAACAGCATGGCAATACATCTTTATGTGAAAAAATGCACACACTGCGAACTGAGATATTTCGGTAAAACAATGGGATCCGATCCCATATCATATACGGGTTCTGGAATCTACTGGAAAGATCATCTAAAAAAACACAATTCTAAACAAGAAACGTTAGAGTTGTTCTCGTTTTATGACGAGGAAGAAGCTAGAGATTTTGCAATCAAGTTTTCCGAAGATAATAATATAGTAGAATCTAAAGAATGGGCCAATCTGATCGTAGAGAATATAAGCGGCGGCAGAATATCAGGATGGCAACACACCGAAGAGACCAGGCAGAAGATGAGGAAGCCTAAATCTAATAGCGCAAAAATGGGCAAATACGAGCGTACTCAGGAATGGAAAGATAATAAATCTAAAATCCTACTTGATAAAGAGCCCTGGAATAAAGGAAAAACTGGAGTGTATTCGGAAGCTACTCTATGCGCGTTTAGGGAAAATGCAAGAAATAGGGGTGATGTTTGGAAAGAAAAACAGTCTATCGCACAAAAATCTAGACCAAAAGAATTGATGAAGGAAGCAGGAAGAAAAAGCGGATTAGCGCGAACTGGAATCAAACGAGGTCCATACAAAAAGAAAGATGTTTTATGACAAATCCAACTCAACCTGTATCAATCGACTTTCTCAGCCCGCTTGGTTATAAGTTTAATCTCACCAAGAATCCAAATGTTGACTACTTTGCCCAAAGCTTTGATTTTCCTCGCATCAGTCTAAGCACTAGCAGAAATCAACAGACACCTTTCGGTAAGATACAGTTGCCAGGTACTCCATTGACGTTTGATACATTCTCGTTGACATTCAAGATCGATGAAGACATGTACAACTACTTTGAAATCTATGACTGGATGACTGGTATTGGTACTCCAGAGAGTTTCAATCAGTATGCAGCATTGAATGCACAGCCAAACGGTTTCGGTGTTCTTGTAGACGCGGACTTGATTGTATTGAATGGTACAATGAATCCAAATCTTAAGATCACATTTAGTGATGTCAACCCCATTTCACTGTCGGGTTTCAGATTTGATTCCACTGAAACTGATGTAAACTACGTTACGGCTACAGCAGAGTTTTCATATCGCGAGTACACATACACCAGACTATAATGACTGATACCTAAGTCATAAAGTGTGTTTACGACTGATACCTAAGCCATTTGTAATAAGGAAGTGAAATGAAGCTTGAAGAAATCTATGACCTCTGGGCAGAAGACTCAGAGATTGATACCACTGCGATTGATCAGGTTGCAGTAAATATCCCAAAACTACATCATAAATACTACAAGGTATTCTCAAACGAACGACTACAGCTTCGGAAGTTAGAAGCAGATTATAAGCAGTTGTATCACCTGAAGTTTGAATACTTCATGGGTACACTAGACCGAGAAACACTGGAAGAACGTGGATGGAAACCAAATCCTCGCGCCATTCTTAAGTCTGATATTCCGATGCATATCGATTCAGATCAAGACATTATCAACTTAACACTTAAGATTTCATATCAAAAAGAAAAGACCGCATTGCTTGAGTCGATCATCAAGAACGTCACAGAGCGTGGGTTCATAGTTCGCAACTATATTGAGTGGCAGAGATTTAAAAACGGAAACTAATGACAGACACATTATACATCACAAAGGTAAACGAGGTACACATCAGAGTAGACTGTGAAAGCGGTCTAGCTATGGAGTTGTCAGAATACTTTACGTTCATGGTACCAAATGCCAAGTTTCATCCTCTAGTCAGACAAAGACTATGGGACGGCAAGATTCGTTTGTTCAATGTGATGACAAAGACGGTCTATGCAGGATTGTTTCAAAACGTTCTAGCATTCGCTCGTAATCGTGGATATGATGTCCAGTTTAGTGATGAGTTTAATGAAACACCATTTTCACTAAGGGAAGCTGAAGATTTTGCTCAATCCTTAAACCTCCCGTTCGCACCACGCGATTACCAGTTAGCTGCACTGGCACATGCAGTACGTAAGACAAGATCGCTCCTACTGTCTCCTACCGCTTCTGGTAAGTCATTGATCATTTATATGATCGCACAGTATTACGCTAAAAAAACTCTAATCATTGTACCAACTATTTCTTTGGTTCATCAGTTAGCAGATGATTTTAAGTCTTATGGCTATGATGAACTAGTACACAAGATCACTGCTGGTGCTGATAAGAAGACTAATGCTATGTTTACTATTTCAACATGGCAGTCAATCTATAAGCAACCAAAGTCTTGGTTCTCACAGTATGATGTGGTAATGGGTGATGAATGTCATCTTTTCAAAGCTAAATCTCTTACTGCAATCATGGACAATCTTGTCAACTGCAAACATCGGTTTGGTTTCACTGGTACACTAGACGGCATTGAAACGAATAAGCTGGTACTAGAAGGGCTATTTGGTACAGCAAAGCGTGTTGCATCAACGGCTGATCTAATAGAACAGAAGCATTTGGCCGAACTGAAGATTAAGATACTTGTCTTAAAGTACGCAGAAGAAGTTCGTAAAGTCAACAAAGACAATGACTACAAACAGGAAATGGATTTCATTGTTGGCAATCAAGCACGTAACAAGTTTGTTAAGAACCTTGCTCTATCTCTAAAAGGTAATACTCTACTTCTTTTTCAATACGTGGAGAAGCACGGCAAAGACTTGTATAAAGCAATCAATGATGCTGCTGGCGATAGACCTATACATTTCATCTATGGCGGTGTTGACGGTGACGTTCGCGAAGAAATACGTAAACTGGTAGAGACACAGACAGATGCAATCATCGTGGCATCAACTGGTACCTTCTCTACTGGTGTTAACATCAAGAACATTCACAATATCATCTTTGCATCACCAGGCAAGTCCAAGATCAAAACACTTCAGTCTATTGGTCGAGGGTTAAGAAAGTCAAACATAAAAGATTCTGTTACTCTTTTTGATATAGCAGATGACCTTTCATGGAAGTCCAAACAGAACTATACTATGCAACATCTCAAAGAGAGAAAGAAGATTTATGAAGAAGAAGAGTTTGCTTTCAAGATTTATGACATCGACATCTAAAGAACCTGTTCCAACACACATTCTATTAAAGTTGGTAACAGGAGAGTTGGTAATGTCTAGGTTCGATACTGAGACTGAAACTGGATATGTTGTTGAGTATCCAATGGTCGCGAATCGCTATTACGACGAAGACACTGGTAAGTTTCAAGCTTATCTTACCTCATTGAATCCTTTCGATGATGTCAATATTCTCTTTACTTTAGATAAGAAACATGTTATATTCGTATCTAATCTAGAGCAAGAAGTAGTTACATTCTATGAGAAGAATGTATCAATGAGATATCAATCTGAAGATGATGATCAATCTCTAATACCACTAAGTTCTAGTATTCATTAAAGCACATTGCTTATTATATACAAGCTGTGGAAAAAGTCAAGAGAAAAAGGAATATATTATGGCACGACCTAAAGATACCAGCAGGCATTATGTTGACAACAAATCATTCTACCATGCACTGATTGATTATCGTAAGAAAAAGCAAGATGCGCTAGAAGCAGGGTTACCAGCACCAAGAATCCCTGAGTATATTGGTGTGTGTATCTTCAAGATCGCAACTAAGCTAGCCACCAAGGGTAACTTTGTCAACTATTCTTATAAAGAAGAAATGATTTCAGATGGCATTGAAAACTGCATCAGCTACATGCACAACTTCAATCCAGACAAGTCGAACAATCCCTTCGCATACTTTACTCGTATCATATATAATGCCTACGTCCTTCGTATTCAGAAAGAGAAGAAGCAAACGTACATTAAGTATAAGGCCTTTGAGAATGCGGTGTTAGTCGGTGCTGCTACAGAGTATGGAGATTCGGATAATCCTAACTCTACAGAAATGAACAACACTGATAACATGACCAGCTTTGTGTCTGATTATGAAAAGAAAATAGCAGAACGTAAAGCTGAGACCGCAGAGAAAAAGCCAAAGGTGAAAAAAGGTATTGACAAGTTCATAGAAAGTGACTAAGATGAAGACAGACAAAAATAACATTCCCGCAGGCGTAGAAGCCGTTGTGAAGAACCTGTTTGATCCAACGAACAATGTTTATATTCGTGACAACTACAAGCGCACCTTGATGAATATCAGAGACTACTGCGATGATGCGGTAAAGTTCTATGACAAGAAACAAGCACAAGAAGAGTTGGCAAAGCCAAAGAAACGAAAGATTGTATAAGATGGCAAACTGGTTTTATCTTGCGGGTAGTGTAATGTTTGCTATAGGTACAATCATCAATATGTGGAAGTGAGTGTATGACATTTGAACATTGGTTAAATGAAGCTGAATGCTTCTCTATTCGTGAAGATAGATTGAATGATGATTTTTCGATGCTAGATCAAAAAGACTACAACAAACTTAGGGCTTGGTTGAAAGCAGCTTGGTTTGTTGGTCATGAACATGCGCTATCGACATATCTAGATGATGGAAAGTAATACATGAAGTTTGCTATTATTACCGATCAGCATTTTGGTGTACGCGGTGACAGTGTTGTGTTCCATGACATGATGGAGAAGTTCTATTCTGAGTTCTTCTTTCCATACCTCAAGGAACACGACATCAATCTTATTCTAGACACTGGTGATACATTAGACCGTCGGAAGTACATTAGTTTCTATACATTGTCACGCGCTCGTTCATACTGGTTTGATAAGATCCGTGATAATAATATGTCTCTGATTACGCTAGTTGGAAACCATGTAATCCCCTACAAGAACACTCTGGAGATGAATGCTCTAGACCTTCTGCTATCAGACTATGACAACATCAAAGTCATCTCCAAACCCGCGGAGATTGAACTAGGCAGCATGAAGACGCTGCTGCTTCCTTGGATCTGCGAAGACAATCAGAAGCAAACAATGGATCTGATTAAATCGACTGATGCACAGGTTGCATTTGGTCACCTAGAACTTGGTGGTTTCTCCATGTACAAAGGTGATACTGGTCATGAAGGTATGGATTCCAGCGTCTTTCAGAAGTTTGACTTTGTTGGCTCTGGTCACTTTCATCACCGCTCAACTAAAGGCAATATAACATACTTTGGTTGCCCATATGAGATGACTTGGAGCGATTATAACGATCCTAAGGGTTTCCATATCTTTGATACAGAAACGCGCACAGCGACCTTTGTGGAGAATCCATTCCGCATGTTCTACAAGTTTGTCTATGATGATTCGAATGCAAAACTGACAGACTTTACAGACATTGACTATAGCCCATATAGAAACACATACGTAAAAGTGATCGTCAAGAACAAGAACAATCCCTATTGGTTTGATATGTTCATTGATACGATGGAGAAATCTAGCCCAGCAAACATCCAGGTTGTTGATGATAACTTGAATCTCAACCTTGAAACCGATGAAGATATTGTGGATGAAGCAGAAGACACATTGACTATTCTGCGGAAATACACAGACAATCTTGAACTGGATGTGGACAAGAAATCTCTTGACAATCTGATACGTTCCTTGTATGATGAAGCCATGAGCATCGATTGAGGTAATATGCATAAAGATAAAAACTCATATCACATCCATGAGCATGACGGCAAACGCATCAATCTTTCAAAAAAAAGTTTGGGTGAGTTTTGCTTCCATGCATTGAAATGTGGTGCAGAGATATATCAACTATGGGCTTTCAATCATAGCTATGAAAGATCGGCAGTTTATCCAGCAATCAAAGCAACAAATGATCAAATCGAGTATTTGAAAGATGTGGGATATATCTTTGTTGAACCGCCTAAGATAAATCTAAACTAAGGTATAATGATGATTCTATTCAAAGTAGTACGTTGGAGGAATCTGCTTTCAACGGGCAATACCTTTACAGAAGTCAAACTAAATGAAGCCGCATCAACTCTGATTGTCGGTGAAAATGGCGCTGGTAAGTCCACCTTTATCGAAGCGATTTCGTTTGCTCTTTATGGTAAACCCTTTCGCAAGATCAATAAGCCACAACTCTTGAATGCGATCAACGGCAAGAACTTGCTTGTTGAAATCGAGTTCGCTATTGGTAAGAAAGAGTATCTGGTTCGACGTGGCATCAAGCCAAACGTCTTTGAAATCTTTGTTGATGGTTCTCTATTGAATCAAGAAGCGAAGTCTGGTGACTACCAGGACGTTCTGGAGAAGAATATCCTAAAGCTGTCTCATAAGTCATTCTCACAGATCATCACGCTCGGTGCTTCTACCTTTGTTCCTTTCATGCAGTTGCCAGCACAAGCTAGACGTGACTTCATTGAAGACCTTCTGGATATCCAGATTTTCTCAACGATGAACAATCTACTGAAGACACGTATTCAAGACAACAAAGATGCACTAAAGGATGCCAACACACAACTGGCTCTTTGTGAACAAAAGATTGATTTGAATAAGAAGCATATCGAATCACTTCGGCAAAACAATGAAGACTTGATCGACATCAAGCACGGCAAGATTTACGAACATGAAACTCTGATCGAGACTGCAAATGCCGAGATTGACAAAATCTCCGAACAGATTGACGATTTGAGACTCAATATTGGTGATGAGCAATCTGTTACGGATAGGATGGGTAAGATTGTAACTTTGCATTCGGAATTGAAGTTCAAACTGACTGATCACAATAAACACATCAAGTTCTTGAATACCTATGATCATTGCCCAACATGCGCGCAAGACATTGATCCTAACTTCAAAACAGAAACACTAAACACAAAAATTGCAAGCGCAGAAGAACTAGATGTTGCTCTGTCAAAACTAAGCCAAGAGCAAGATAAAGTTAATGCAAGAATGGTCGAGATTGTAAAGATCGGCAATCAGATTTCACAACTAAACGCGGAAATTGTTGATCGTAATAACAAGATCCGTATGTATCAGAAGTACAATCAGGAACTTTACAAAGAAATCGAGAAACTCCGCAATACTCAGACTAAGGTAGAGACGGATGCTGTTGATCTAAACAAAGCCAAGAAAGAACTGAAAGACGTTCACACACTTATTGAAGAACTAACCGAAAATCGTTCTTTGTTGGGTACTGCTGCTGTTCTGCTGAAAGATGGTGGTATCAAGACCAAGATCATCAAGCAATATGTTCCTGTCATGAACAAGCTAATCAACAAGTATCTTGCGGCAATGGACTTCTTTGTCCAGTTTGAACTTGATGAAAGTTTTGATGAAAAGATTAAGTCGCGGTTTCGTGATGAGTTCTCTTATGCGTCATTCTCTGAAGGAGAGAAGATGCGTATTGACCTTGCGCTCCTGTTCACCTGGAGAGCGGTGGCAAAACTTCGTAACAGCGCCAGCACAAATCTTTTGATTATGGACGAGGTTTTTGATAGTTCTTTGGATACCAGTGGTACAGATGAGTTCTTCAAGATTCTAAGCAGCGTAACGGCTGACACCAATGTGTTCATCATTTCACATAAGGGAGCATCACTGATGGACAAATTCACTAACATCATTCGTTTTGAGAAGAAGAGAAATTTCAGTGTTATGGTTGTCGAGTAGCTTGTTTACATTTATCCAAGTGCCATCTAAGAATATTACCCTTAGACGCAATTATTAAACAATGTGGACATAACTCTTTAGGTCTATTTTTGTTTGATATCGAGTTTTTTAGTTTGCTTTCGTCGGACACCTTTGTGCCTATCCTGGGCCCTGTTCGTTTTCTTACTAATTCTAAACTTTGCGGAATGCCTCTTAGTTTCGCTGCTCTTTTTTCTATAGTTTCGGCAGAATGTTTTTTGCCTTTATTTTTCTTGCCAGTTATAGAGACTTTGATTTTGTGTTCTTCGCTCATAATTCTTCCGGAACATCCTTCTCCTCCGTCCGTTCTATTGCGAAGAATGCCTGTTCCTAAATCTTTTCTGCCATACCATCTAATATATCGACGTTCTAATGCGAATGCCCCAATCTCTGAAAGATTTGTTTCTAGAAAAACTATTTTGGATTTATCTTTGGGAATAGAAACAGAATGTTTTTCGTACATTCTTCTTGATTTCCCTTTACCTATGTAGTATGGTGTGTTATCAGATTTTCTGATATATGCATAGACGTAATAAGTATTCATGGCTGGACTCCTTGTACGAGGACTAGAGTGGTTGGATACTGGTAATATCGTGAACCACAATGTACTTATATAAATTTTAATGTGAGGAATAGCATGACTAACTTTGAAAAAGTAAAAGAGTTCACTACAGTATTTGGTCAAGATGCTCCAGATACTCCAGGGTTTCCTGCAAAAGACATTATTAAACTTCGCGTAGAACTGATTCGCGAAGAGTTTCAGGAACTTAAGGATGCGATCAAGGACAAGAACTTGGTAGAAGTAGCAGACGCGCTGACTGACATTCTATATGTCACCTACGGTGCTGGTGTTGCTTTTGGCATTGATCTAGATGCTTGTCTAGCAGAAGTACACAATAGTAACATGACCAAGCTTGGTGAAGATGGTAAGCCTGTTCATCGCGAAGATGGCAAGATCATCAAAGGACCAAACTATGTTCGACCAAATCTTAAGCCAATCCTAGGAGTAAACTGATGGCTATTCTACCTCTTGTAGATAAGAACGATCTTATTCTCAAAACAGAACTTGAATATTTTGATTTCAGCAATCCACCTACTGATCCTATTCAGTTGGCTCGTGATCTAGCTGAGACTATGATTGAGAACAAAGGCTTGGGGCTTGCTGCGAATCAGGTCGGTCTGCCCTATCGTGCATTTGTCATCAATGGCGAACAGATTCTTGCATGTTTCAACCCAAAAATCGTTGACTCTTCCGCCGATCAAGTGTATATGTTAGAAGGCTGCTTAAGTCATCCTGGGCTATCGGTAAAGATCAAGCGTCCAGCTGTGATCAAAGTTCGCTTTACTATGCCTAACGGCGAAACGAGAACAGAAAAGTTTGAAGGTCTAACTGCTCGTGTGTTTCAGCATGAACTAGATCATCTAAACGGCATTGTTCATATCAATCGCGCTAGTTTGATCCACAAAGAACAGGCTTTCAAGCAACAGAAAGCGTTCAACAAAATCAATAAGAAACTAGCTATCGCATAAGACGGAGTATATTATGGAAGACAATAAGCCTGTAGTTGATGAATCTACAGAATACGAAAGTCTGATTGACTCAAAGAACATCTCTTATGGTGTATCTACTCTTGATGCATTCTTGCCTGAAGACGAAACTTTGGAGCAAGATGATGTAAAGTGGAAGAAACATTGGGTAGGAATGCCCGAGTTCAAGCAAGATACTAATCCACCATATAAACAGATTTACGTAAGCTTCCGTAACAAAGAAGACTATGAAGAGTTTGCCAAGTTGATCGATCAGCATCTTACTATAAAAACAAAAAGCATCTGGCATCCAAAGCTAGATCGTGATGCAAATGCACTTCGTAGGTGGATTGAAACTGATGACTAATCCAAAATATCCTGTCTATATCATCAGTAAAGGTCGGCATGAATCAATGCTGACCTCTCGTTCATTGGCACGAATGAAAGTGCCACATTACATTGCGATTGAACCACAGGATGAAGCTTTGTATGAACAAGCACTAGACAACTTTGGCATCCGTGAGTATGTCACTCTTCTAGTTGCACCTTTCAGTAATCACGGCGACGGACCAGGTCGCGCTAGAAACTGGTGCTGGGATCATTCTATCTCTATTGGTGCAACTAGTCACTGGGTAATGGACGACAACATCACAGACTTTTATCGTCTCCATGAAAACAGTCGTATTCGCGTTGAATCTGGTGTGATCTTCAAAGTTGCTGAAGACTTTGTTGACCGATATGAGAATGTTCCTATCTCTGGTTTTCAATATCGTTTCTTTATTGCACCAAATCAGAAGTATCCTGCCTTTGTAACAAACACTCGTATCTATTCCACATTGCTTATCAGAAACGATTGCAAGCATCGCTGGCGTGGTCGTTACAACGAAGATACTGATATCTGCCTTCGTGTACTGAAAGATGGTGATTGCACTATTCAGTTTAATGCTTTTCTTCAAGGCAAAGCTGCAACACAGACTGTCAAAGGTGGTAACACTGCTGAGTTTTATCATGCTGAAGGCACACAAGACAAGGCTCAATGGAGAGATGGCCAGCTTAATCCAGAGGGAACAATCAACAAGTCACAAATGCTCGTAGACATGCATCCAGACGTGGCCCGCATGGTATTTCGCTACGGTAGATGGCATCATTACGTTGACTATGGTCCATTCAAGAAGAACCAGTTGATTATGAAGAAAGACATTGATCTGAAGTCACTACCTAAAGTAGACAACTACGGAATGAAACTAGTTCGTTTGAAGAAAGAAACTGTATAATGCATAAGTGGACACGCCGTCATTTGGATACGGCTAAGAATATCTCAACTTGGTCAAAAGATCCATCTAAACAGATTGGTGTTGTTGCTATTGGAAAAAATCAAAATGTCCTGGCAACTGGATACAATGGCTTTCCGAGAGGTATCAAAGATGATGATCGCTTGAATGATCGTGAAACGAAGTATAAGTATGTCGTTCACGGAGAAATGAACTGCATCTATAATGCATGTTTAAATGGAATATCTCTTGACGGAGCCAAACTATACGTATATGGTTTACCTGTATGCTCTGAATGTTGCAAAGGTATCATTCAAGTTGGCATCAGAACTGTTATTGCAGAAGTTCCTAAGAATCTGCCTGAACACTGGAAAGAATCCACAAAACTCGCTAAAGACATTCTTGAAGAAGCGGGTGTGATTTATCTGCAATATGAAATGGAAAGTGATGTATGAATAAACACAGATATTATGATGATGAATGGAATCGCGCGGAGTGGCGAGAAATCAAAATGGCACCCGAAAGACCATATAAATACAACGAAGACAAAGCACTTCAAGAAATCACCGATTACATTAATAAGACATACGGTGAGCATTACTCCCAGAACAAGTATCAAGCTACAGAGTTCATCATTGATGGCGGTCACGGAACAGGTTTCTGTATCGGCAATGTGTTGAAGTATGCACAACGATATGGTAACAAAGGAGGATCACAAGATTGGCGTAAAGATTTGATGAAAGTGATTCATTACGCTATCATACAACTACATGTACATGATCTAGAATATGGAGAAAAAGATGATGAGTAAGAAGAATGAACTAGCAGTATTCGTTGCACTAGACCGCTCAGGATCTATGACCGGTGAACGTTGGACTACTGCTATCACCTCACTAAATGATTACATCAAGGGACTTCAGAAGGAAAAGATTGAAGGCGAAGTAACTATTGTTGCATTTGATTCCGCCTATATTCTTCAGGGTTCTACAACTAGACTTGAAACTATTACGGAAAGTCAAAGTATTGCTTACTTTGAACCACTTCGTTATGATGTTCTGCAACCTTCTGGCGGCACTCCTCTTTATGATGCTGCGGCTCATGTAATGGATCGCGCTCTAGAACGCAATGCAAAGCGTACTGTTGTTGTCATTCTAACTGACGGTGAAGAAAACCAGTCGCGGGAATACACTCAGGCTAAGATTAAGAATAAGGTCAAGGTTCTTCAAGAAAAGAACTGGGAAGTTATCTTCCTTGGCGCTAACTTCGATGTCACAAATTATACCAGTGCATCAGGTCTTGCTTCGAATAAGATGCGCAATGTTGATTTCAACAACAAGTGGGCAACTTCAACTATGTCTGCTGATCTAACATCAAGTACGATTGCGTATGCTACTGTTGGCGCCGCAATGAATATGTCTGAAGTAAAGTAAGGAAATATAATATGGACGTCCGTGTACCTATTGAAGAACTACGCAAGCGTAAACTATTTGTTGCAACTCCAATGTATGGAGGTGCATGTGCAGGCATGTTCTGTCGTAGCACAAACGATCTATCAGCACTAGCCGTTCATTATGGTGTTGAAGTCAAGTATTACTATCTGTTCAACGAATCACTTATCACCCGCGCTCGTAACTACTGCGTAGATGAGTTCCTTCGGTCAGACTGCACACACTTGATGTTCATCGACTCTGACATTGGCTTTAACTCCAATGACGTAATGACGATGCTTGCTCTGATGAGTGAAGAATCAGAATACGACATCCTTTGTGGTCCATATCCTAAGAAGTGCATCTCATGGGAAAAGATCAAGATGGCTGTTGATAAGGGCTTTGCCGATCAGGATGCCAGTGTTCTTGAAAAGTTTGTTGGTGACTACGTTTTCAATCCTGCTAATGGCAAGAACGAAATCAAGATCGCTGAACCAGCCGAAGTTCTAGAATCTGGTACTGGCTTTATGATGATCAAGCGTTCGGCTCTCGAAAAGATGACCACCGAATACCCACATCTGATGTATCGCCCTGACCACGTTCGCACAGCCGCATTTGATGGTTCGCGTGAAATCCCTTGCTTGTTTGATGCACTTATCGACAACAAGCACGCGCATATCAGCAATGAGATTCGTGAGTTCTACAAGAAGAATCCTAAGGCTACTCAGGAACAAGTTGTCGCGTTCCTTGACGATGCAAAGCATTCTGCTTTTGGTTTTGAATACTCGAATCGCTATCTATCAGAAGACTATATGTTCTGCCAGTGGGCACGTAAGATTGGTCTAAAGGTATGGCTTGCTCCATGGATTCAGCTACAGCATGTTGGTTCATACGTGTTTGGTGGTTCACTCGCTGATCTAGCAGCCGTTGGCGCTGCTGCTACTGCTGATCCATCAAAGTTGGGCAAAAAGGGATAAAAGTCTAGACTTCTGCCTATAGGTTTGTTATAACGGTGTTTCCAAGGTGATCTTTGGAAACACCACATTGAAAAGGATGATACTATGAAGCTAAGTGAAAATACCCTTACTGTCCTCAAGAACTTTTCGTCAATCAATCACGGCATTCTGTTTCGCTCTGGTAATATGATTCGCACTATCTCACCACAAAAGACTGTGATGGCGAGTGCAGAAGTTCAAGAAACCTTTGACCGTGACTTTGCAATCTATGATCTATCAAAGTTTCTTGGTGCGCTATTGCTGTTTGATCAGCCAGAAATCCACTTCGGTGAAACACAGGCTACTATTGCCTCAGACAAGCGTAAGCTAGTATACACCTACGCTGATCCATCAACGTTCGTTACTTCACCCGCAAAGGATCTAAACTTCCCTGCTGCTGAAATCAATCTATCTATCACCCAAGAAGACCTCACTAAGGTTCAAAAGGCTGCTGGTGTTCTTGGTCTTCCAGAAACAATCATCTCTGGTGATGGTGAAAACATCTATCTATCGGCTGATGATAGCAAGAATCCTTCGAAGGACAAGTACAGCATCGTGGTAGGTTCTACCAATCTTGTATTCAATGCTATCTTTAAGAATGAAAATCTTAAGCTTCTTCCTAATGACTATGATGTATCAATCTCAAAAGCGGGCATCTCAAAGTTTACTGCGACTGGTGTTACATACTTCATTGCGACAGAGAAAGATTCTTCCTTCAGTTAACCTCTTCTGGTTCTTTTTCGCAAACGATAGAAATGTGGATATTTTGGGTTGTCCAATCTTTTTCTTAGATTGATACCAGGATAAGCTTTTTCTGCTTCACCTACAGAAGAATATTGGACACCTTCACACATTACTGGACAACTGTTAGATTTCTTGATCGATTCGAAGAACTTCTGTGATTGTTTTTTACCTAGCATTCCATATGTAGCATAAGATTCTTTAGATTTGTTTTTATGATACACTTCTATTGATTTTATGAAAGTGAGAGATTTAGATGAATCGCCACCATCTCCACCTTTAGTCATATTATATTCGGGCTGAAGTTCTTTGATCCAGAATATCTCCCTCTCATTTAGTTGAGAAGTTTCTTCGATCATTGCTACAGAAAAACTATCGAATCCATATTTTCTCATGGCTCTATATAGATGTGTATTTCCTGTTTTGTGATGATAGAAGTGTCTACGAAATCTCTCTTCGATAGACTTTGATGTTTTGCCAATGTATGTTTTACCATTGACTTTGTTCGTGATCTTATATATAAACATAGCTGATGCTCCGTAAAAGCGTTAGAGTAGGTAGATGCTGTTACATCGTGACCTACATCTACTTATAATGAATCTTGTTTGAAAGGAATATATTATGCTTGAAGACTTTTTGTGGGTGGAGCGATATCGGCCAAAGTCGATTGAAGATTGTATTCTTCCTGCTGATCTAAAAGAAACGTTTCAACAGTTTGTTGATCAAAAGAACATCCCAAATCTACTACTCACGGGTGGTCCTGGTGTAGGCAAGACCACCGTTGCTCGTGCAATGCTAGAGCAACTGGACTGTGATTATATCATCATCAACGGTTCGTTGAATGCTGGTATCGATGTTCTTCGAAATGAAATCACTGGTTTTGCATCGTCTGTCTCGTTCAAGGGTGGTCGTAAATACGTCATCATTGACGAGGCAGATTATCTGTCTGCTGACAAAGTGCAGCCAGCGTTTCGTAACTTCATGGAAGAGTTTAGCCGTAACTGTGGTTTCATTCTGACATGCAACTTTAAGAATCGGCTTATCGCACCTCTACATTCTCGGTGTTCTGTTGTTGAGTTTAACATTGCCAAGAAAGATAAGCCCGTTCTTGCGGTTCAGTTTATGAAGCGTATCTCTGGTATCCTAGATGCTGAAGGCGTTACGTATGATAAGCCTGTAATCGCTGAGTTGATCAATCGTCACTTTCCAGATTGGAGGAGGGTTCTAAATGAACTTCAGAGGCATTCCGCGACAGGCAATATCGACAAGAGTATTCTTGGTAATAGTGGGTCTGATAGTTATAAGACACTTCTTGTTGCACTGAAAGCAAAGAACTTCTTTGCTGCTCGTAAGTGGGTAGGAGAGAACACTGACATTGATAGCACCACACTGTTTCGTGATATGTACGATAACATTGCAGATATTGTTAAAGACAACTCTATTGGACAACTGATCCTTCACCTAGCTGAGTTTCAATACAAGTCTGCATTTGTCGCCAATCAGGAAATCAATACCGCTGCGTTCGTTCTATCGATCATGGCAGATTGCGATTTCAAGTGAACAGTGTATTCGATGTAATGAATCTTGCCAGTGATATTGTAGAGGTTGAAGAAGAGGACTTTAGGCCTAAAGCGATCTATAGCCCCTTCGATTTCATCGACAGTATCAATACACATAAGAACCTATTCAACGGACCACACGATCCAGCGCAAGTGGAGAAAGAATACAATCCTTGGATTGTCAACCGCGGGCTATCTTTGTTTCATGATACCGCAACATTAGCAAACCTTGTTAACCAATACTATCACCTAGACAAGAAACTTCAATACGATTTTTTACTAAATACTGTTAGACCAAAGTTTCGGAAGTCGAAATGGCCTAAGAAAGAAAAAGATGCCGATCTAGACATCATCAAAGAAGCATTCGGTTACTCGGACCGAAAAGCTGAAGTTGCGTTGTCTGTATTGTCATCCGAACAGGTAAAAAACATAAAGAAAAGATTAAGTAAGGGTGGAACAAAATGAAACTGACAGTAGAGGCTCTAGTAGAGGTAACCCTAAAAGAGCCAGACGATTTCTTGAAGATTAAAGAAACGTTGACTCGCATTGGGATCGCTTCACGTAAGGACAAGATCCTGTATCAGTCCTGTCATATTCTGCATAAGCAGAAGAAATACTATATCGTTCACTTCAAAGAGTTGTTTGCTCTTGATGGCAAACCAACTGATTTCTCGGATACAGATGAAGGTCGTAGAAACACAATCATCAATCTTTTGGCAGAGTGGGGTTTACTCACTATTGTTGAACCAAAGAAAACAGAAGAACCAATCACTCCACTAAATCAAATCAAGATTTTATCATACAAAGAAAAGCATGATTGGAATCTTGTAACAAAATATAATATAGGAAAACGTTAGATTATACAAAGACAGCGCCTAGCTTTTTGAGTTTATATTTTGATAGATTTGTGTATTTGATGGCATCTCTGATACTATCGAATATGGTTTCTCCAAAAATAACCTTTCTGGAAGCAGCGTTATTTCTTCCAATCCTCTTATTTTTGTTGTTTATACCCATATTCTTTACTCTTTCTAGTTGACTAGAAGTAAAGGTTCTCTTGAGATTAGATCGACCAGTGTGCCATTCTTTAGGAATATGATCATACTGGTCGATTCTTTTGTTCTCATTGCCATTAGTGATCCATATCTTCTTACACATCGCCGTTGATCTTTTGTTGTTTGCGATGGGAGTATGTGATGCTGCTAACATATATCTGTCGTTTATTACGGATCTATTGTCTGTCTTGTTCAGCCATGTGTCTTTAGTAGACACATTCATTCTACGCAAAACTTTATGTTCCCAATCTAATGCTTGGATGCGATCAGAAAATGTTCTTCTAATCAAAATCACATCGGGTTCACCATTTTCTTCACGAAACATCTTGACATACTTGGATGATGTGTAGTATGATGTCCATAGATCGTCCGGACGACAACCTTTCGCAAAGCGAACACCATAGTACCATTTGTTGAGTTTAGACCAACCAATGAGATATGTATAGGGTGTATAAGTAGTCATGCTGGAATCTCCCAAGTTTCTAGAGTAGATGGGTTTCGGCCAAGTCACCGCGATCTACATTAGTATTTATAAAAGACAAACTTTCAGGATGATACATTATGCAACCATGGGAACCAGTATGGACGCCTACACCGAAGCTACCACCCTTCATATGGGAGTGGGTTGTATTTGGTGATCCTAATGCAATCGTGTTAAAGTTTAGAGAAGAGAAATCCTGGTGGTTCAGAATGAAGACCAGGATTCTTCTCGGCAGTAAGTGGAAACGTTTATAAATAACTCGTCTATGCCAAATGGGTAGACATTACATCAACTCTCGCTTAAATAGGAGAACTAATATGGCTAACACTTTTTACGGCTCAAGCTTTGCTTTTACCCCAGAAATAGATAAGTTTTTTGTTGGCTTTGATCCTCTAGTACAGAAACTAGCATCAGCGGCAGAGCAGACAGCAAAGCTTTCTACGAACTACCCACCATACAACATCAAAAAGATTGATGGAAACAAGTATGTCATTGAAGTGGCAGTTGCGGGTTTCGCACGCGAAGATATTGACGTTGAACTCTCTGATGGTAAACTAACTATTAAGGGCAATGTCAAGTCAGGTGAATCTTCTGAGAAAGATTCAGAAGGCGAATGGACTTGGCCACTATTTCTACATCAAGGATTGGCAATGCGTCCATTTACGCGCCAGTTCACACTTGCTGATCATGTTGAAATCACTGGCGCAGAACTTCTAAATGGGATTCTTCGCGTTGGTCTGGAGTATGTCATTCCAGAACATAAGAAACCGAAGAAGATTGACATTCAAGACAAACATGATATCCATACAACAAAAAAATCTTCTTCTACCGCAGAATATCTGGCTGAAAGAGAAGGAAAATAAATGCTAGAAAAATACATCGTCCCTGTATCAAGAGTTGCAGGGTTTACCATTGCAGGTCTATGTTTGATCACTATGTATAATCTTCTTGCACTATAAGGAGATTGTCTATGTGGCCATATACTGAGGACGAATGGGATTATCTAGGATAATCTATAAATAGAGAGGGGCATATTGTCCCTCTCTTTTTGTTTCAAGGACTATAGCGATGAGTTTCTACACAGATGTAATCCAAAAGAGCCCATTGTTTCATACAACAAACATGGTAAACTCTTTAGACTTGTTATTCCCAGCGTTCAAAGCCAAAGTCGAGGCACTTATGGCAGAATCTGCTGCTGCTGGTCAACCACTAAAGATCCTAGAAACTTATCGCTCAGATGAACGCCAGGTACAACTCTTCAATCAACATGCCACGAAGCTGAAGAATGTTGGTGTACATCACTATGGGCTTGCTTGTGATATCGTAAAGCTGGTCAATGGTCAACCTTCATTTGAAGGCGACTATACGTTCCTTTGCAGACTAGCAACAAAGCACGGTCTTATCTCTGGTGCAGATTGGGGCACTCCTAAATCAGTACATACATTCAAGGACATGGATCATGTCCAGTTTGTTTCTGTAAAAGATCAAAACAAACTCTTCAATGGTTCATGGTACCCAGATGCCAACTATGATCCTTATCAAAATCTATAAGGAATGTCAATGCACAAGTTTGGTCACTTTCTAAGAGAAGATATCTCTCTTACGTTTCAGTATCATGATGAGTTGAATCCTCTTATCTGGGATGGTGATGAACTAAAGCAGAACATCAAAGAACGTCTTCTATTGATTGGTAGAATGTTTGCTGTGTTTGCCAATATTCCAGAAGATGCTATCAAAGACATCGTGTTCACTGGTGGCAATGCAAACTATAACTATACACCACATTCCGATCTAGACGTTCATCTACTGATCAACATTCCAAAGATTCCAGGTATCAACCGCGTGTATCTTGATGATTATCTTTATGATAAGAAACTTTTATGGGGATACAAACATCCATCGCTGACTGTCATGGGATATCCTGTTGAACTATATGCGCAGAGTTATAGAGAGAAGTTGGTGTCACCTAAAGCAAATCGTGGTGTCTACTCTCTAATGCAAGACAAGTGGCTGTTCAAGCCAAGAAAAGAGAAGCCAGGTGACTTTCACAATGACACAGGCTTTAAGAATAGACTTGAACATCTAATCAAACAGATCGAAGATGTTCTCACAAAGACTGGTGACCATAGCGAGGACATTAAGCGCCTCAAGATCAAGATCCGCAATATGCGTTCTTCTGGTATTCACAAATCTGGTGAACTTTCTGTTGAGAACCTCCTCTTTAAGGAGTTACGTAATATGGGCTACATTGATAAGCTAAACGAATATCTGATAAAAATGCAAGATCGACATTTATCTGTTTACTAATCTCTCGCTTTGGTGTAAGATGAGCCATTGAGAGATTCTAAACAGTTGAGGTGATATGGATTATTACACAAACACATTCATGCAGCGCGGCAAGATGTATGTACGCGGCATTCAAAACGGCAAACAAGTAAAGCAAGTTGTCAACTATAAGCCATATCTGTTTATTCCTACAACAGAACATACGAAGTATAAAAACATCCATGGTTCTCCTGTGGGTAAGATCGACTTCGATTCGGTTGATGATGCAAAAGAGTTTCAGAAAAAATATGAAAACATCGATGGAATGCCAATCTATGGCATGACCCATTTCATCTATCCATTCATGTATGACACATTTCCAGGTGAAATCAAGTACGATCCTTCTGCAATCTCTGTTGTCAGTCTTGATATCGAAACTGTGGTTGGCGATGTAGATATTGCTACTGCCATTCAAACAACTCCAAATGAAGTGACTGCTATTACCATTTCGCGCAATGGTAAGAAAGCGGTGTTTGGTTGTGGAGATTATACACCACACGAAGACAACATCACCTACTACAAATGCAAAAATGAATACCAACTGTTTCAGAAGTTTCTAGATATCTGGAACTCCTATGATTATAGCCCAGATGTGCTGACTGGTTGGAACGTAGAGTTTTTTGACGTTCCCTATCTTGTTGGTCGCATTCGGATGATTCTAGGAGAAGATGCTGCGAAGCGTCTTAGCCCATGGCAAATGCTTCGCGAGTATGATGTTGAAATCAAGGGACGTAAGATGACATCATACTACATGATGGGCATCACTGTACTTGACTGGATGGCACTTTACAAGAAGTTTACATACACATCACAGGAATCCTATCGTTTGGATCATATTGCCAAGGTCGAACTTGGTGACCAGAAGCTAGACTATAAAGCACAAGGTTACACAAGTCTACAAGATTTGTATGAAAGAAACTTTCAGCTTTACGTTGAATACAACATTCATGACGTTCATATCGTTGATCGGCTAGAAGATAAGATGAAACTGATTGAACTGGTGTTTGCTATTGCTTATGACGCAAAGGTAAACTATCAGGATACACTAGCATCTGTGCGCCAGTGGGACGTAATCATCCACAACTATCTGATGCAACGAAATATCGTTGTAGGCAATCAGAAGAAATCTGGTCGTAGTGATGATAGTCTTGTTGGTGGTTATGTTAAAGATCCAAAAACAGGTATGCATCGTTGGATGGTTTCATTCGACCTTAACTCTCTGTACCCACATTTGATTCAACAATACAACATCTCACCCGAGACGTTTGTTGAAAAGATGTGGGACTTCTTAAGCATCGATCAACTGTTGAGAGTTAGAGACACTGGGTTGCAAGGCTCTGAATACTCTTATGCAGCCAATGGTTGTGTATATCGCAAAGACAAGCAGGGCTTTCTTGGTGCTATCATGGCCAAGATGTATGATGATCGTGTTGTCTATAAGAAGCAGATGATCGAAGCCAAGAAGATGTATGAAAAGACCAAAGATCCTAAGCTTGCTAAAGAGATTGCACGGCTCAACAACCTACAGATGGCGAAGAAGATTCAGCTAAACTCCGCTTATGGCGCACTTGGCAACAAATACTTCCGTTGGTATGACATCAACCACGCTGAAGCTATTACTATGTCTGGCCAGCTTTCCATCCGCTGGATTGCTGATCGTATGAATGAATACTTGAACAAGCTATGTGGTACGACAGACTATGATTATATCATTGCATCAGATACAGATTCTATCTATGTGACACTAGCACCTCTGGTCGACAAGATCATGCCAGATGAAACGGACACAAAGAAGATCGTTGAAGTTCTAGATAAGTTTTGCCTTAGTAAGATTGAACCATTCATCGATAAAGCATATCTGGAACTATCTGTTCGGATGAATGCATATGCACAAAAGATGTTCATGAAGCGTGAAGCTATTGCCGATAAAGCCATCTGGACAGCAAAGAAGCGATACATTCTAAACGTCTGGAATCAAGAAGGGGTTGCATACGATTCGGCAAAGCTAAAGATGTCTGGCATTGAAGCGGTCAAATCATCAACACCACAATCTTGTCGTGATAATATTAAGAAGGCATTAAATCTTGTCATGAACGAAAGTGAAACGACACTGCAAACGTTCATCGCAGATTTTCGTAAAATGTTTACACAGTTGCCTTTTGAGGAAGTGGCATTCCCTCGTGGTGTCAGTGATCTAGACAAGTATGAAACCAAAGACATTGAAACGTATGCTTCTGGTACTCCTATTCATGTTCGTGGCAGTATTCTGTACAATCGTATGCTAGAGCGTCATGGACTAGGTAATAAATACGAGCAGATAACAAACGGTGATAAGGTGAAGTTCTGTTACATGAAAACACCTAATCCCGCTAGAACAAATGTCATCTCCTGTCCATCTGAGTTGCCATCAGAGTTTGATTTGGAGAAGTACATCGACTATCCAATGCAGTTTGATAAAGCGTTCATTGCACCACTACAGGGCATTCTGGATGTGATTGGTTGGAAGTCAGAGAAGATCGCAACACTAGAGGACTTTTTCAGCTAATGGACGAAGATTTTGATTTTGGCTTCACATCGACCACATCGGAAGATATTGCAGCACCGATTATTGTCTCT